CGGGAACGATCATCGCCGCGGGGTGGAGCAGCCCGGTAGCTCGTCAGGCTCATAACCTGAAGGCCGCAGGTTCAAATCCTGCCCCCGCAACCAAAAAATCCAATACTATCAGAGACTTCAAAGCCGAGCGTAACGCTCGGCTTTCGTCATTCCTAATTCTTGTCAACACCTGGTCAACGTTCGACGAGGCCCCCTTCGACGGGCCTGCGGATGGGCGAATGCTTCCATTTTCCCGATCAATGGAAATCCCGACTAGGAAACAGCATCCGTGCCTGTTCGCGGGGATGGCGCGCTGTTGGTCTCCTGCTGCCGCCAGTCGGGCGCCTGGTTTCATCGGCGCGACCGTCGTTGGGCGCGATCAGGACAGGGCGGCCCAGAGTGGCCAGCAGGGGGGAAACATCCTCGACTATCTCGGCGATCAGATGGGTGACCGGGCCGTCGCGCTCGATCCGGCCGGTCACGCGCACGAGCCGCCCGGCGATCACCGCCTTGCGAAAGGTCTCGTAGACCTTCTTCCAGACCACGACATTGGCTGTGCCGGTCTCGTCCTCCAGAGTGAGGAAAATGACGCCCGACGCCGTGCCGGGGCGCTGCCGGGTGATGACAAGGCCGGTGACCGTGATGCGGCCAATGGCCTGTGGCAGGCGATCATGGGCCAAGCTTTCCGGCAGGCGCTGTCGCAACAGTTCCATCGGATGGGCGCGAAGGCTGAGCCGCAACGACAGGTAATCCTCGATCACCTCCTGACCCAAGGTCATCTGGGGTAGCTTGACGTCGGGTTCGGTAGCTCCCTCGCCGTCGGAACCAAAGAGGGGCAGCGGCACCGGGGCTTTCAGCGCCTTGGCTGCCCACAGAGAGTCTCGGCGATTGAGACCGATGGCGGCAAAAGCGTCAGCCTCGGCGAGCCGTTCCAGCGCATCGGCGTGCACGCCCGCCCGGCGCCACAGGCTTTCGACATCGGGATAGCCGTTACCGCGCGCGGCTGCGATCCAGATGGCGTCCTCTTCCCGCATCCCCTTGATCTGCCGGAAGCCCAGCCGCAGGGCGAGCGCCCCATCGGGGCGTGGTTCCAACGTGCAGTCCCAGAACGAGTGGTTGACCGAAATGGGCCGCACCTCCACCCCATGATCACGGGCGTCGCGGACCAGCTGTGCAGGTGCATAAAAGCCCATCGGCTGCGAATTCAGAAGCGCGCAGGTGAAGACCGCTTGATGATGGCATTTCAGCCAGGCGGAAATATAGACCAGCCGCGCAAAGCTGGCGGCGTGGCTCTCGGGAAAGCCATAGCTGCCGAAGCCCTCGATCTGGGCAAAGCAGCGCGCCGCGAAATCTGCATCGTAACCGCGCGCGAGCATGCCGCTGACAAAGCGGTCGCGAAACGAACCGATGGTGCCCATGCGTTTGAAGGTGGCAAGCGACCGGCGCAGACGGTCGGCCTCGGATGGTGTGAAGCCTGCGGCGACGACGGCGATCTGCATCGCCTGTTCCTGAAACAGCGGTACGCCGTATGTACGGCCCAGAACTTCCATCATCGCGGGACCGAGATCTTCGACCTTTTCGCGCCCCATCCGGCGGTTGATGAAGGGATGCACCATGCCGCCCTGAATCGGGCCGGGGCGGACGATGGCGACCTCGCAGACCAGGTCATAGAATTTGCGCGGCCGCATCCGGGGCAGAAAGTTCAATTGCGCCCGGCTTTCGACCTGGAACACCCCGATGGCATCAGCGCGGCAGAGCATATCGTAGATCGGCAGGTCTTCGGGCGGCACATTGGCCAGCGTCAGCTGCTGCCCGCGATGCTCCTCCAGAAGCGCAAAGGCCTTGCGGATGCAGGTCAGCATGCCAAGCGCAAGGATGTCGACCTTCAGGAGGCCAAGCGCATCGATGTCGTCCTTGTCCCATTCGATGATGGTGCGGTCGTCCATCGCCGCATTTTCAATCGGGCAAAGTTCGTCCAATCGCCCGCGGGTGATGATGAAACCGCCGACATGCTGTGAAAGGTGGCGGGGAAAGCCGATGATCTCGCCGATCAGTTGCACGGCCAGTTGCACGCGGCGGTCCGCGAGGGAAAGACCTGCGTCGAGCAAGCGATCCTCGCCGGGCGCCGCGGAAGACCAGCCCCAGATTTGCCCGGAAAGTCGGGCGATCACGTCCTGGCTCAGCCCCATCACCTTGCCGACCTCGCGGATCGCGGCGCGCGAGCGAAAGTGGATCACCGTGGCGGTCAGCCCGGCACGCTCGCGGCCGTAGCGGGCATAGATCCACTGGATCACCTCCTCGCGGCGTTCGTGTTCGAAATCGACGTCGATATCCGGCGGTTCGCCCCGCTCCTTGGAGATGAAACGCTCGAAGATCAGGGTGATCGACTCGGGCGGCACCTCGGTAATGCCCAGAAGATAGCAGACCACCGAATTGGCGGCGGAGCCGCGCCCCTGACAGAGGATGCCCTTCGATCTGGCGAACTGCACGATGTCGTGGACGGTCAGGAAATAGGGGGCGTAGTCCACCTCGCGGATCAGGGTCAGTTCCTTTTCCACGCGATGCACGATCTTTGGCGGCGCACCAGAAGGGTAGCGCCAGTGAAGACCTTCGCGCGCCAGCCGTTCCAGCCGGTCCTGCGCTGGCTCGTTCTCCGATTCATCGGGATATTGATAACGCAGGTCGCTGAGGCGAAAGGCGCAACGGTCGGCAATCTCCAGCGTGCGCCGCAGCGCGGCGGGGTGGCGGTGAAACATCTTCGCCATTTCGGCGCCGGATTTCAGGCGGCGCTCGCCATTTGCCAGCCGGTGTTCGCCGATGGCGTCGATGGTGCAGCCAATGCGCAGGCAGGTCAGCACATCGGCCAGGGGGCGACGGGCGGAACGGTGCATCAGCACATCGCCCACAGCGACCATCGGCTGGCTCACCTCCTGCGCCAGAATGCCGATCCGCTCGAAACGGATCTGATCCCGGCCGTCATAGCGCGGGGCGGCCCCCAGGAAGCACTGACCGGGGAAGGCGCGACCGATGGCGCGAAGATCGCCGCGGGTGCTTTTCGGGCCGGGATCGTCCAGCGGGTCGGGCGAAAGGGCGATCAGCACCATGCCCTTGCCCCATTCGACCAGATCGGCGCGTTGCAGGTGACATTCGCCCTTGGCCGCGCGCCGCTTGCCAATCGACAGAAGCCGGGTCAGGCGCGACCAGGCGGCAAGATCGGTGGGCAGGGCCAGCCATTCCACGGCGGAGTCAGTCAGCGCCAGACGCGCCCCGGCGATCAGTTTCGGCAGCGGGGCGTCCGACATGGCGGGGGCATCAGTCTGTCCGGTGAAATGCGGCACGGTCTGGCGGCTGGAATGGTCCGTCACGCGCTGCGAGCGGATGGTGGGGCCCGCCTCTGCCGCCATGGTCCGTGCCTCGTCGCGCAGACGCGCCAGTTCCTTCAGCGCGGAGAAAGCCCGCACCACGCCTGCCACAGAATTGCGGTCGGTAATGGCGATGGCACTCAGCCCCAGTTCTGCCGCCCGCGTGACCAGTTCCTCGGGATGGGAGGCGCCGGTCAGGAAGGTGAAGTTCGATGTGACGCAAAGTTCGGCATAGGGAATCATGCGAATTCCCCCTGTACGCTCCAGGCCGGGGCTTGAGGGGTGTGAAACACCCAGAGCCGCGGCCCTTCCCGTGTCTCGATCCGCCAGTAATCGCGCAGGCCCGACCGCCAGGCGGGATCGTCGAACCACCATTCCGGCGTGATGCGTTCCGGGCCCAGCGCGCGCAGCGTGGTGAAGCGCATGCGCCGCCAACGGAAACTCGCGGGCGGGTTACCCGAGGCGGCGGTCACCGGTTCCGGCGGAAACAGGGAGATCGGCCGCACCGCCCCCCCGCGATGCGGGATCGGTTCGGATACGGAATAAGCAGCCGGGGCAAGGAGGAAACTGCGCTCAGGGATCAGGCTGGTTGCAGGCAGCAGCCGCAGCACCCGGTCAAAGCCGATGCGGTTGCCGACAGAGGACAGAAGATCAGCCAACGCATCGTCGTGCCGGATCGCCTGGCCGCCACCAATCTGTTCCGGCGCAAGGGCCTCTGTCACCGGGGCAGTCAGGCGAAGGGCATCAATGCCGAAACCGGCATCCACCTCGTCCACGCCCTTGGCAAACAGCGCAGCGATGCGGGCCGCGTCGCGCATCGGGCGGGCGAGACCGATCTCGACCTGTGCAGATTGGCGATCAACGCGGCGCAGCTCCAACCGGACCCGGCGTGCGCCCATCCGATGCTGGGCGAGTTTGGCGCAGAGCCGGTCCAGCAGGCGTTCCAGCCCCGCCATGACATCGGATTGCAGCCCGATCGGTTCGGGGAGCATCATCCGCACCCCAAAATGCGGGGCGTCCGGTTCCGCTGCAACGGGCTCGTCCCGCTGCCCGAGCGCCTGATCCAGCCGCAGAACCAGCCCTTGCCCGAAGCGGCGGGCCAGAGGCGCGCGCGGCAAATGCGCCAGATCGGCAATACGTGCCAGACCCACCCGCGCCAGCGCCTCGGCCGTATCAGGGTCCGCTCTGAGAGCTGTCACCGGCAAGTGCCCGATCCCCTCGATCAGTCGCCCGTCAGGCACGATGCCGCCGCCGTTACGAGCTAGCGCATGGGCTGCGCCTCGGGTTCCTGCTATGGCGCTTTCCGCATGCAGGCCCGCCCGCGTCAGTCGCGCGTGCAAGTCCTCGCGCAAATCGGCTTCGCCGCCAAACAGATGCGGCACGCCCGAGATATCGGCCAAAAGACCGTCCGCGCCATCCGTGGCAATCATGGGGGCATAGCGGCTGGCCCAGCGGCGCAAGGACACCAGCGCCGCCGCCTCACGCGCCAGATCAGCGGGGCGGATGGCAAGATCGGGACAGATCGCGCGGGCATCGGCCAGTGCCATGCCGCGATGCAGGCCGCGGGCCGTGGCGGCGGGGTTCAGGCAATGCAGATGATCGGCATTGCCCGAGCGCAGGCTCAGGGCAAGGGGCCCTTCAACCGGGCGGTTCCGCAGGCTGATGTCGCTGGCCAGCCTCGGAAACCAGATGGACAGCAGCCGTCGCGCCATTCCAGTTCACAATCCAACTTCCGCAAGTTCCCTTTTTGTTCTTATTAAGGGTCCAGCAATGCAGAGTCGAGTCCGCAGCCGGGCTTGCTACGGGGGAACAGGCCCAGCGCGTTTCGGTGGCATTGCTGCCCGCGCCTTCGCGGATCAGCATCAGGCCGGTGGTCCGCCCAGCCTCGGCCGCCAGTTGCAGGCGACGCCCGGCGGTCAGCGATAGGGGCTTTTCCGGTTCGGCGATGACGAGGCCGACGGGAGCCGAGCGCAGTGCCTCCTCGATGCACCACAGCAGATCGGTCTCGCCCTCGGCGCGGAACAGGTGCAGCCGTTCGCCGACACCTTTCGGCAATCCGCGCAGCATCGGCAGTTCCGGCACATGGGCGGGCAGGATCCAGACCAGCGGGCCGGGATGCCGCACCGCCTGAAATAGCGCAAAGGTTCGGCGACCGCGGCCTTCGGCTTCATGCACACGTCGCCCACAAAGGTCGAATTCGTCGGCGTGGGCCAGTTCAGGGCGCAAGGTCTCAGGCCGCATCTTCCCGGATTCCCTCCGCCACGATCTGCAGCGTACCGTCGGGCAGGGGGCGTTGCAGCGGCAGGGCCTCGGCCACCGGTGCAGTCAGCCAGCGCCGCCACTCCTCGGGACTGGTCAGGATCACCGGCATCGCCTTGGGATGGATCTTCGCGACCTCGGCATTGGGTGGGCAGGTCAGAAAACCGAACAGCTCTGCCGTCACCTCGCCCTCCTTCAGCTTGCGCACCGAGGTCCATTCGGTGCGGATGCCCGCGAAGAAGGCCAGGGGGCGATGCTGGCCAAGCGCGAACCAGACCGGATGGTTGCGGGGTGCGCCCGGGCGGCTGTCGATCTCGGAAAAGCTGGTGAAGGGGACGAGGCAGCGATGCTCCACCCCGAGCCAGCGTCGCCAATGGGCCGAAGCGACATTGCGAATATTGGTGACGCCGGGATCGGTGCGCTTGCCTGCCAGAAACACCTGTGGTGTCGGCATACCCCAGCGCGCCAAGGTCAATTGCCAGCCGCCTTGCGCCCCGTGCCGGATGATCGGCGCGGGATAGTCGGGGAAGATTCCGGTCATGGGTGGCAGATTGCCGGTCAGATCGACCACGTCCTCGTCATCCGCGCGCATGTCGTCAAAGACATGGCGCATGGCGTCCTGGCTCTTGGTCTGGGAGTACAAATTGCACATGTGCAGGTCCGGGAATCATAAAGGCAGGACAGAACATTGCCAGAACGACGGGTTTGGGGAAAGCGTGGTTCAGATTTCGGCCTGATCCAAGGTGCACAATTGTGCCCATCGCCGCAGGGGACAGATGCCGCTTAGCTGTGCCACCATTCCGGCGCAGCGAATCCCTGCGGCTTTTTGAAACCGTGAACCTGTGATCCGGGCCGGGCGATGCGCCACGGTCGAGGCGTTCGGCGCTTCCCGTTTTGATGTCGCCCGGCCCGGGCTTCACACGAGCTGGTTTTCCACGAAGCCGGATCAGAAGTCCGTCTCGACGTAGACCCCAGCGCAGTCGTAGGCGACAGCAGCGGCCGTGGCGCCGGTGTTCATGTAGAGCCGCGGCGACAGGAATTGCGTCGCGGCGGGCAGGTCGGCGGCGATTTCCTGTTCGAAGATGGCGCCGGTAACCTCGTTCACGGCTCGGACCCACACCGACGAACCGTTCGGCGGCGCAGCGATGAATAGGGTCACGACGCCGCCGGTCGCGATGGCGAAGGCGGCCCCGAGGTCGGTCAAGGTCGGTGCCCCGGTCCCGTCATTGGCGACCAACTGCCAATTGGAATGCGTCCCGCGCTGGAAACCGATGCCGATGCAGTTGATGGCTGCGGCCAGTGTCAGCGTGGTGGCGAGTGCCGCGGTCGAGCCGTAGAGTCCGAAGAACCCCATCCCGGTCGCCTGCAGCGTCGTCAGCGAAATCCGCGTCACGAAGGTCCAGCCGCCGAGGCCTGCGGCATTGCCGCGCCAGCAGGCCCAGCCTGCGGAACGCTGGTCGGCCACCGAGTCCACGACGGCCGCAGAGGTCAGGCGCCAGCGCCGCATGGAGGTCGCAAGATTCGTCGCGGCGAGCGTGGGCGTCGAAACTGTGCCGACCGAAGTGATCGGCAGGCCTTCAGTGGTCACCGTCGTGCCGGTCGAGGGCGACCAGTTGGCGATCCGGTTCACCCCGAAATGCGGCTGGAGCGGAAAGTCCCGGCCAGAGGGGCGCATCACGTCGATCCACGGCGCCCCGGCGCGGTTGCGCGCATAGAGGGCGGCCTTGCCTGCGGGCGGCGGCGATGGCGCTGCGGCCAGACCTGGCAAGACCGTGGGCTGCGGCAGTTCTACCTGACCGCTGGTGCGGTCGATCCTGATCGCGTCGAAAAAGGCCGAGCCATCCGGGCTGACCTTGAAGCTGAAATCGTCATTCCCGAGCAACCCGATGAGGGCGCGGGCCGAGAAGCCGGTCTTGAAGGCGAAGGCCGCGTCATTCCCGACCGCAGCCTTGTTGACGGTCGTCTCGATGCCCGCGCCTGCATTGTTCAGCAGCACCGCAGGCGTGTTGACCGACATCCGGTTGTAGCTGTCGGCCGTGGCCCCGCCGAGGCCGAGCAGTTGCGCGGTCAGGTTTGCCTGCGGCATGCCGACCTGCGTGACGGCATTGGCGAATGTGACGGTGGGCGTGTTCACCACCGTGGTGCCGCCCGCGCCAGCCGTCGCAGAGCCGATGTTCACGACCGTGGTCGATCCGGAGGCGCCGCCGGTGCCTAGGTTCACGGTCTTGGTGACGCCGGTGGTCGTCGCCCCGGTGCCCATTCCGTAGGTCGCGGTCGTCGTGGCCGTGCCGATGCTGGCGGACGCTGCCGAGACGGTGACCGTGCCCGAGGCGGTCAGAGTCCCCGAAAACGTCTTGTTGCCGGAGAAGGTCTGCGTGCCCGCGAGGATCGCCAGCTCCGACGAGGTGTTCGGCAGGGTGAAGCTGCGCGTGGTGCCTGCGCTGATCCCCGCTAGCGAGAAGGTTGCCTTCTTGGTCGGGTCCGCATCGTTCACGAGGCTGAACACGGCGTCAGACACGTCGCGTGGCTCGCCCACCACTTCCCAGGCGCTGCCGGTCCAGACGAGGAACAGGCCCTCGGCTGCGACCCAGACCAGCCAGCCGGTACGCGGCACGAGGCGGATCCATGCGCCATCGACCCAGAAGGCGATGTTCAGATCCCATCCCGCCCAGAGGCCCGTTGCGCCGGAGGCCACAATGTGCCGGTTGCCGTCCGCGGGGCTGGCCGGGGGCGTGGTGCGCGTGCGGTCGAGGACCGAGAGCTGCACCATGGCATCGAGCAGGCGCAGGGCCTCGTTGTGGGTGACATGCTTCTGCGCTTGGGCTGCCAGAAGGTAGGGCAGGCCCAGATGGGTCGTGGTGTCGCACATGGGAAATTCCGTCAGAACTGGAGGGTCACGGACGCGGGCGTGCCGCGGCCGAGGCGGTTCGAGAGCTGGAAGATGCGGATCGCCAGCGTCTGGCCGGGCCCCAGCGGCGCGCCCCAATCGGCGGTCTGCTGGGCGGCAGTGTAGAGGACGGAGGTCGTGCTGCTGGTCAGCGTGCGCTTGACGGTCGTCCCGTCGAGGATCTGCACATCATAACTTTCCAGGTCCTCGGCCAGTGGTACCTCGACCTGTTCCCAGGCATCGGCCACGAGCGCGCGGGAGCGGCGCGTCCAGCGGATGGTCAGATCGCCGGGGCTGCGGGTCGTTCGCCATGGCTGCTCGACATGGACCGGGGCGAAGGGGACAAGACCGCGTCCGGTCGGGGTGAAGCCCAGCGCGGCATAGCTGTCATCCGTGACAGAACGCGCGGCCGGGCCCACACGCCAGTTCCACGGCAGTCCGAGGTCGCCTTCGGCGATGGGCAGTGAGACCAGCGCAGCATCCAGCACGACCACCCGTGCCCCTGCGGGGGCGGGGTTGCCCCTGGCAATTTCCGTCCCGCGCTGGCCGCGCAGGAGGCGGGTCAGGCGATAGCGGCCGAGGGCGATCAGTTCGACCGCGCCCGCCTGGACAATCTCCCATTGGCCAGCGGCGCTCTCGACTGCCAGCGCATTGGCCCCACCGAACAGGGCGACGTCCGTCACGCTTTCCAGCGTGCCCGACAGCAGATCGACCACCAGTGCGTTGCCGAGATCAAAGCGTGAGGTCGGCCCTGGAAAGAGGTCGAAGGCCAGCGTACCGATCCGCGCGCGACTGCCGAAGGTGGTCAGGAGGTTGAACCCGTCGGTGGACGCGCTGCGGAACACCGCGATCTCGCCCGGCCATGGGCTGGCATGGGCGCCGATCAGGGGCCGATGCGCGGCCACGTCTTCGCTGATCTGCGGCAGGTCAAGCATCACCACTTCCGGCGTCCCGAAGACGAGGGGGCTGGCCAGCGAGGCCGGGCGCGGATCGCCGGGCGGCAGGTCGTAGGCTGCGCGGTCCTGGCGCACGGCCTCGATCCCGCGCGCTTCGGCGTCGGCGACAGACACCAGGCGGAACTCGACCTCGCGACCGTCATGCGCCAGCCGGATCACGTCGGCTGGATCGAGAGCGAGCCGCGAGGGCGGCAGGCGGAAGGTGGCGCTTTCCCTGCCGATCCAGGCCTCCATCAGCGCACGGCGGCAGCGGCGTTCGGCCTCTTCTGGCGGGATCGCCATCGGGAAACTTTCCGAGGAGATGCGGGTGGTGTCGACTGTGATCCTCCGCGCTTCTACCAGCGCGGCATCATAGTCCTCATCCGCCCGCGCAACCTGCCACTTCAGCGCTTGGGGCAGTTCGGTCTCCTGCGCGCGGACCAGTTCCAGCGCCTCGCCTTCACGGCTTGCGACCAGATCGTCGATGGACAGCGTGGCGAGCGATGCCCGGCCGCGCATGACGAAGCGGATCACGCCCTCGGTCTCAATGACGTCGAAGCCGAAATGCCGTGCCAAGGTGGAAATCGACGCGCGGGGGCTTTCCAGCGCGCCGATCACATAGCCCTCGACCGCGCCCCAGAGACCGGAAACGTCGATGAGGTCTTCCGCCAGTCCCGCGCGCAGGCAGAGGTGGCGCACGAGGGCCGCCAGTGACACCGCGCCCAAGCGTCCGGTCAGCCAGTGGCCAAGCCGCCAGTTCGGGCCGTCCGTCCAGACACCGGTTAGTTCGGGAAAAAACGGATAAGGTCGCGCGTCCCAGGTCCAGGCAGCGCATTCGGGGACGTGGACCATCCGGCCGCCGTTGATTGTTGAGGTCGGGTTGTTTGCGGCCTGTCCCCACCAGAGATAGCTTGCCTCGAGATAGGCGCGCTGGATCGCGTCGTCGCGCCAGCCGCGCGAGAAGTATGGGGTGAAGCTTTCCGAGGACTTCGGATCGAAGAAGACGTTCGGCTGGTTCGTGCCCCGGTCGATGGCCGGGCAGCCGAGTTCCGTGAACCAGATCGGCTTCGACTGCGGTACCCATGCGGTGGGCGTGCCGCTTTCCACCCCGCCCGGCCGGTCGAAATGCGGGTTCGACCACCAGGCGCGCAGATCCTTGTAGCGGAACACCCAAGGCTTGCCTGCGCTGCCATCGGTGATCGGGGTCCGGATCTGTGCCGACCGGTCGGCGGCGCTGGCATAGAACCAGTCGAAGCCCTCGCCACCGGCGATATTGGCCTGCAGGTAACCGCGGTCATGGATGGCGGGCCAGCCTTGCAGGGCGTCGGCGTGGTCGAAGCCATCGCGCCAGTCCGAGAGCGGCATGTAGTTGTCGATGCCGATAAAATCGACATTCGCGTCCGACCAGAGCGGATCGAGGTGGAAGAACACGTCGCCACTGACGTCGCCGGGCTGGTGGCCGAAATACTCCGACCAGTCCGAGGCGTAGCCGACCTTGGTGCCCGCACCGAGGATCGCCTTCACATCCGCCGCCAGCGCCTTGAAGGCGGTGACGGCCGGATAGGCACTGGCGCTGGACCGGATGGTGGTCAGCCCGCGCATCTCGGTGCCGATCAGGAAGGCATCGACGCCGCCTGCCAAAGCGCAGAGATGGGCATAGTGCAGGATCATCCGGCGCAGGCCCCAATCGCCCGAGGGACCGGTCCAGGTGACAGTGTCGCCCGACGCTGCGAACTGCGCCGGGGTGGCCGCGCCGAAGAAGGCCGAGACCTGCGTTGCGGCGGCGGCGGTCTTGTCCGCGGCCCCGGCATAGCCTGCTGCTGGGGAGCAGGTGATCCGCCCGCGCCACGGGAAGCTCGGCTGGCCCAGCGTGGCGGCGCTGATCGAATAGGGGTTGGGCAGTGTATTGCCTGGCGGGACGTCCATGAGCAGGAAGGGATAGAAGGTGACCCGCAACCCACGCGCCTTCATCTCGCGGATCGCCTCCACCACCGCAAAGTCGGCAGGCGTGCCGCCATAGACCGGGCGGTCCTCGGTGTCACGGCTGACCAGATGCGCATTGGCCCGCGCCACGCCATTGACCGACCAGACCTTCGGGCTGGTGACTTTGGTCGCCACCTCCACGCCGGGCTTGATCGTGCAGTCGCCCGCGCGAAGGTCGTTGCCGAACCAGGCCACGACGAGGCTGACGCTTTCGACCGCCGGTGCCATGGCCTGCAGACGGTCGAGGGCCACGACGATGTCAGCCTCATCCGCGAGCGCGTTCAGGTTCTCGGCCGAGGTCGTGCCGCCGGTGGTCTGGCCGAACACCGTGGTCGTGGCGCCCACGGTCTTGCGGACAACCTCGGTCGCATAGGTGAACTCGCCCGAGGCCGGAATCATGGTCACGGCCTTGACCAGCCCCTCGGCCGTGTCGGGATCCGCGAGCGGCCGGAACACCTCGAAGGACAGTTGCGGCAGGCGGTTGCCGAAGGTGGAAAGCGCCAGTTCCTCGAGGACGACATAGGCTGTCCCGCGATAGGCCGGGGTGTTGGCGGCGCCCATCTTCGCCGCGATGAACGGGTCGGCCGCCTGGGTCTCGTCGCCTCGATACCACCGCCAGGTGATCCCCGTCATGTCGAGTGGTTTGCCATCCGCCCAGATGCGGCCGATGCCGGTGATCGGACCTTCGCAGAGTGCCACGGCAAAGCTGGCATAGTACATATACTCGGTCGTCTGGACCTTCCCGCCGCCGCCACCCTTGCCGCCACCTTGCGTGGAGGTCTTCGTTTCCTCGCGGAAATCCGTGGCCCAGATGATGTTGCCGCCGATGCGCATGCGGCCGTAGAGGCGCGGGATGATGGCGCCTTCGGTGGCCGAAGTGATCCGCAAGGAATCCAGCCGTTGGCCTTCGATCTTCTGCGCAGGCGCCAGCGAGGACACGATCCAGCTGTCGACCACCGAACCGATGGTGGAGCCGATGAAACCGCCGATGGCGGCGCCAGAGAAGCCGAGGATCGCGCCGCCAAAGGCCCCGCCGATGGCGGAACCGACAGCGCCGAGGACAAGCGTGGCCATTGAGAAAACTCAGGGTCCGAAGGGTTGGTAAGTCAGCGTGCGGGGAACAGGAAGGCGAAGGCGATGCGGCGTCGCCAGGAGGGGGATAGTGGTTCCTCGATCACGCCGAGGCGTTCGTAGGCGTGGAGGAAGGTGTCGGGGCCGGTCAGGATGCCCACATGCTTGGCAATGGCGCGCGGCATCATGCGGAACAGGATCAGCGTACCAGGGCCTGCCAGCTGAACCGGAAACTCGGGCATCATCCTGCGCGCGCCTTCGGCCAGAACCTCGCGCGGACCGGTCTCTCCCCAGTCGCGGCTATAGGGCGGGATCGGGAACGGTTCAGGTCCGACCACCTCGCGCCAGACACCGCGCGCGAGGCCGAGGCAGTCGCAGCCGACCCCGCGCAAACTGGCCTGGTCGTGATAGGGCGTGCCGAGCCAGGATCGTGCGACTACGATGACGCGGGCAGGATCGACCGCCTTCACAGTACCGCGCCCTCATGGCCGCCGTCCTTCGTCGCGTAGCGCAGCACTGCGTCCTGACCCGGGATGTGCGGGAAACCCCGGAAGTTGGCGACATTGGCAAACTTCGTCCCGCAGGTCGCTATCCGCTTGTCGCAGCCTGCGCGGACCACGAAAGCCTCGGTCGCCGAAATCGGTCGCACCGGGGCTTCCAGAAGGGTCAGGATGACCACCCCATCGACGAGGTCGTGCGACAGCACCTCGACCCGCCGCCCGGCATTCGCGCCGCTGGTCCATTCGACAAGCCCGAAGGCGAACCAGCCCGCCGCGAAGGCGCCAAGGCCTGAGGCCGTGAAGGCCCGATCCCGCAGCACGTCGATAACCGTGCCGGTGCCCTTGAAGGCCGCAGCTTCGAGGTCCACGCCGCAGCGCGTGTCGCCCAGCGCGGCATCGCAGCTCGCCTGAAACGTCCGCCCGACTGTCTGGCCGAGGATGTGGGCCAGCGACCGCACTTCTGCGACGAAGGCCAACCGCCCGCGCCGGATCTGGCCAATCGCCCCCCGGCGCAGCAGCACGCGCTGCGCCGGGGCCGACCAATTCACCCTCCAGACCTCGACCGCCGCGTTGTCCCATCGGCCATCGACGATGTCGGTCTCGGTGATGCGGTCGGAGGACAGCACGCCTTGCGCGTCCTGCGCATCGACGGAGAGGTCGGAGCCGAATCGCACTTCTGACGCCGTGAGTCCGCTTTCCGGCTCGAACTCGGTGCCGTCGAACGACAGGGTCCGGTCGCAGTCGGTGAAGCCGAAGGTCACACCATCGGCCCGGGTGATACGCCAGCACCAGGCCAGCGTCGTGGTGCCCTCGTCGAGATGGGCTTGCAGCGCGGGCGGGAGGGATTTCACTTTCGCCCCCAGCCGCGCAGCAGGGCCACGGACGCCAGGAGCGAAGACACGACACCACCGGTCGCGCCGGTCAGGGCATAGAGATTGAAGGGGCGAATATCGAGCGTGCCGGTTGCGAGGTCGAAATCCGCGAGCCCCGCCACGGCGAGGCCGGAGGCGGCAAGGCAGGCCAGATAGACGAGGCCGCGTGCGAGGGTCCAGTTCATGTCGTTTGGCGGTGTCTGGTTTTCGTGTTGGTCATGCTGCGAGGAGACGGTGCCATGCGGCGTCGG